TGATTACAAATTTGCCAGATTTTAATCCAGCCGATCCTCTCAACGATTTGCCAGATAATGAAGCTGGTGTAAAAATGGACGGTTGGTATATTGATGGGATTCCAGTTGGCGGACAATCTTGGAGGATTTTAAATCCAACATCTTTGATCAACGGAAGACCAGCTTACATATATGGAGATGAAACTCTATTTTGGAACCTAACAAATTGGGAGTATAATAATTCTACATATGGAACGCTATCAATCGGAACCGGAAACGCGCCATATCCATGGCAGGCAACTTGGTCGGGCGGATTTACTTCAGAAAAAAGCGTGACAAGAAGTTAAAATTTTCTTGACTAAATTGAAAATAGTTTATACTATTTAAAGCTATGAAATTAGCATCAATTGAAATCATAAAAAATATCAGAGATCACAGTAACGCCGAGTCTTTAGAAATTGCTGAAATTTTAGGCTGGCAAACAATTGTTAAAAAAGGAATTCACAAAGAGGGTGATAAGGTAGTTTTTATTACTATTGATACTATCGTCCCCCGCTACAATTGGTCCGAGTTCCTGGTTGATCAAAAGAATCCAGATAAACCCATTAGACTGAAAAATATCAAACTTCGAGGAGAGTATTCGAGCGGTTTGGTTATTCCTTTGAGTGAATTTCCAGAACAATTTACAGAAACAGTTGTAGTCGGAGAAAATTTAACAGAATTACTTGGGGTTACAAAATACATAAAAGAAATTCCCGCGAACCTTTCTGGTGAAACGCTTGGAGATTTTCCAACAAGTATTATTTCTAAAACAGATGAGGACAATGGATTGAATGATCCGAATCTAGTCGAAAAGGTTCTTAATCACGATTCTCATATCACAGTCACACAAAAATTAGATGGGTCAAGTTGCACTTTAATTGTTGAAAATGGCGTGCTTACACAAGTTTGTACAAGAAACCTTTCTAAAAAAGAAACAGAAAATAATACATTTTGGAAAGCTGCTCGCAAACTTACTATTCCCGAAAATTGGACAGGAGTTATACAATCCGAATTAGTGGGGAATGGCATTCAACGCAATCAGCTTAAATTGGAAGACGTTAGGCTTTTTGTATTCCAAATTAGCGAAAATAAAAAATACATGACATACGAAGAGATGAAAGATTTTTGCGAAAATTCTTTGCATTGTGAAGTTGTTCCATTGGTATGCAAATTGAGCTTAGAGGATCATATAAAACTTTGGGTCGATCCATTACAAAAACTTCAAGAACTGGCGGACAAACAAAAATATCAGAGCGGACTTGAAGGAGAGGGAATTGTAGTTAGACCCTCTTCATATCCAAGAAGTTACTCTTCTCGCCGCCCACTTGGATTTAAATTAATTAATAGAAATTATAAAGATTAATGAGAGATGCATATTCACATATCATTGAAGTTTCTGAAATAATTAGCTCAATAAAAGAAATGAAAGATCAAACTTTAGATCATTATTATGAAGACTCAGGTAGAGCAAAAGAGCTACTCATCGGGTTAAGCGACCTAGAGGATGATGCTAATAAATTGATTAAAGACTTTGAATCTTTATTTTAGTGTATATATTTTTATTACTAGACTCGATTAGGCAGAGATAATAAGCAATTTTCGTCCAGCGGGTTAAAAACCCGGCAGCCAATGAAAAACTTTCTAGTAATTGTTCTTTGAAATTATGGGGGTGAATTAGATTTCGACAAATAGTCGAATTTAAAAGCGCATGCAGAGGTTAATCGATGGCCTCTTTAAAAATCGATTAAAAAACTAAATGCAGAAGACAATACTTCTGATCTTTTAGCCGAAGCTGAATACATCTTCAACAATGCTGACGAGTTCCTCGCCGGCGTTGAAGACTACGCACTCGCCGCTTAAAAGCCTAACGGTAATCCTCTAAATCCGTTTTGAATAGCAGAGGTTTTGACGATCCACTAGAAATCATGTAAAATTTACTTTGGAAAGATTGTATGCGTCTTTAAGGCATACAGGTTGGTTAATGTGCCAGATACCTTATAAATTAAATATATTAAAGCATGTAGTATCTTTTAGATGATATTATAAAGACAGAGGTTCGACACGCCTCACCTCCTGTTAATTTCAAATTTTAAGTGTAATTATAAGTAGTATGAAAAAATTTTACTTATATAAAATAATAAATCTCTTAAATAATAAGATCTATATTGGCAAAAGAGGTCATAAAAATCCACATCAAGATAAATATATGGGCTCTGGAGTTTTAATAAAGCAAGCAATAAAAAAATATGGATTGAATAATTTCAAAAAAGAAATTTTGCACGTCGCAGATTCCGAACAGGAAATAAACGAATTAGAAAAACAAATTGTAAATGAAGAATTTGTCAGTAGAAAAGATACCTATAATCTTAGGTACGGCGGCGAAGGCGGCTTTGACCATATAAATAAATTACCCAAAGAGGAAAGAGTCAATTTTATAGAATACAAGAGGAAATTAAAAAATGGAGAAATAAAAGTTGGAGGTGATAAAAGTCGTTTTTTTACAGAAGAATCTTATAGAAAAATCAGAGAAGGCTCCAAAAAGGGATTGCAAGTTTTTAAAAATAAAAGCGAGGAAGAAAAAAAAAGAATATATGAAAAAAGAAGAAAAAATTCAATACCCTTAGTTGGCGAAAAAAATCCACAATACGGTAAAAAATGGTGCGTTAAAAAGGACGACAAAGATCTCTTGGGCAGAAAACCCTTTTTAATACCGCCAGATGGATGGATAACTATATCTGAATGGAAAAATAATAGAAAAAAAGGAACAACTTCTTATTCCTGGTATAACAATGGAAATGAAAATTTTTTCTTAAAAAAAGACAGCGAAGAAAGATTAAATTTAAAAAAAGGAAGAATAAATATGAAAACTAAGCTTTGAAGTAGGTAATCATATTGACATCTATTAAAAAATAAACCAAGATATTTATCTTATGACATATAAAATCCGCAAACGTGAAAATATGGAAGTATACATGACAAGCGAAATTGTTGAATTAGATCCAAATGATTTCCGCAATTTAGAAGAAAACCCATATACAGGAGATAGTCAAGAAGAGTTTCTGAAGTATATTGATAGTCTAAACCTTCAATATAATGATCCTCCAGAAGAACTAGATTGGGATATTCAAGAGGATTTAAAGAAACTTGGAGAAAATTTGTCATGGACAGAATTTGGAAACTCAGCTGAACAAGGCGCTAATACTTGGTTTGAATTGGGCGAAGAAGACACAGCATATCGCAGGACGGGTGGGTTTAATATTAGCTGCAGGACGAGTGAATAAAAATGAAAAAGAAAAAAACAGAATCTAAAAAAGTATCAATAGAATTTGACGAGAGACATTTAGCAACTTTAACAACGGCGCTTGAGGTTTATAGCCGACTTCGCTCTGGTCAAGTTGCAATGGCTATGTCTACAGCCTTTATTGATAAGGCTTGCCTCAATTATATTGATACTCATGTAATTGAAAGTGTTGTTAGAACATTAGCATTTAGAAATGAAGATATTTGCACAAGCCCAAATTCATATTATGGTGTTGGTTGCGAGCAAATGAAAGACGGAACTGCCGCTTGGGAGATTAAAAAAGTAATTGAACAATATCTTCATTATCAACAAAATGATGGCTATAGAACCATTATGAACGTTTCTGGCGACGGCGCAATGCAATATTCCGATGTTCCGGTTCCTAAAATTATTGACCCAATTAATGGATACTGGAAGCCACAGAAAGAATTTAAGATTCCGCAAAGGTATCAAGAATCAATCGCTAAGGTTATTAAAGATAAAGATTTTGCAAAAGCATGGCAAATTGCCGATAAATCATTTAAAAATAAACCACTTCCAAAAGGAAGCAGGAGCAAAATTCAAGAAATTAATGGTACTTATTTTGTTGTAGTAGAAGAACCTTACGAAACAGAGCAAAAATGAAAGAAATTGTAGAAGAAATTACAAAATTGTCTAATGAATGGTATACATTAATCGGACCTTCGCACCACAAAAATCGAGATTGTCATTGGTATATAGAAACTAAATGGAGTTATGGCGAATCACCAAAATATAACGTTCAACATTGGGGATATATTCTAGGAAATATTGTAGAACAATGCGATTCTTATGATCAGGCTCTAGTCAAGCTCAAAGAAATATTGACAAAAGAAATAAAAGAATATAGACTATATCTAACTAACGAAGACGAAGAAGATGGATGGTAATATGCAAGTCTTAAACAAAGAAAAACCAATTTTATTTCTAGGGGATCATCATGGCGAATGGTCATACCTTCTTGATATTATAGACGCTAAAAAAATAAGCGATTGCTATTTGATTAGCGTTGGAGATTCGGGCATTGGTTTTACCAATAAAGAAAATCAAGAAAAAAATAATCATTGGCTAAATGAAGAGTTTAAAGAAAGAAATATCGTTTTTATGGCGGCCAGGGGGAATCATGATGGCCCGGCTTACTTTCAAGGCGCTAATAGAGTTTCTTTAAGTAACTTTGAATTGATTGAAGATTATACTGTAGCTGAATATAATGGTAAAAAAATTCAATTTATTGGCGGCGCTGTTTCTATTGACAGAACTGCCAGAAAAGAAGGCATTTCGTATTGGGAAGACGAAGCGGTTAAATTTGATAGGGAAAAGTGCGAGCAAATAGATATTCTCGTAACCCACACT